CCACCAACCCCGTGCCGTGCTAAGTGATTTAGCTTATTTTAGGTGTCTTGAAACCGATCTTCTCATAGAAGTGAGGTATAATATGTGCTTTCAACTTACTTTGTAAGTCTCCAAGGTAATCAAAATTCATCTCTCCACCGTCCTTAGTGAATTGATTTTCTTGCTGAGGATTCCCTTGGTATAAGATTTCTGCTGTGGTTCTAGCATTCTTATCCTTCGCTTGAGCGTCACGATCTTCTTGTGCTAATTGTTGCTTGATCCAGGAAATATCACGATCAAGGAACAAACCGTCAGTATCTAGGGGTAGGATTAAGTTAAGTACTATTTCTAACGCATCCTCTTTCTCAACTAATTTTGCTAATTGTTGCCAACCAGCTATAGCCCAGCCAACAGGACCTAGACCTTTCTTATTTTCTTTAGATAGCATGCTTCTTAGTACACGTGTCCAAGGATAAGCCATGATGTACTTACCATCCTTCTTAATTAACCTGTACTGTAAGAAGAATGAGCCATAAGCATACTTCTCGGGTTTAACTTCAAAACCGAGTTTGGCCATAATTTTACTGAATTTAGCACCGAATTCAGGATCGTCTGGTAGATAGATAAACAACATATCATCTCCAAGACTAAAGATGCTTTCGGCAACCCTATACCAAATATCATTCGTATAGTTTCTGAAAATGGACATTAGGCAGTATAGCACTAGCCAGACTGTTAACCAGCTGTTTTGCCCCATAGTATCAATCCATCCAGATGTAGTTCTGCCGTAGATACGCTTTATTTTATTATTAGCCCCGTCGAGGCACCACGATTTTTGTGCCGCTGCGTAACGAAGATCACAAAGTTCACGAGCTAAGTGTCCATTAGCCTTCATTTTTCTTAACGCAGCCATTAAGCATACAAAACCTTCTCCAATGTGGTGATCATATCCATCTTGATCATAGTTTGCACACTTATAATGATTTTTCTCACAGAATTCTGCTTGTTTAATCATTCTATCCTTTTGTGTTAGGTCATCATTTAGACCGACGAATAAAGGTATCTCTTTCATCTTTGCGACTTCAACAGCTTCCAAACTGTTAACTACAAGGTTCAAGATTCTAGACTTTGCTATAATAGCACGTCCCTTGCCTCGTTGATTTCGAGCCCAGCCAACGTCAACATTAAACTTGTACGCTTTCCAAGGTTGTGACATGTTGTCTGTGATTTTCTCCGCTTGTTGGATAGTATATCTACCCCAAGTAATCGGATCTTTATCAGAGACCTTCTTCCTATCATTTCGGAAGTAAGGGTATCCCACATTCGAATCCTTTCCCATAAATGGGCTACTGATGTTGTGGATCTCTCGGTCTGCTCGCACTTCTGGGATAACTTCTAGCAACACGATGCAAGCTTTTTGTGCAATTGGATCTTTTTGAATAAGTCTATACACATCCGAGAAACTAAGCTTTGCCATCGTCTCATACATTGCCATGAACTCTGCTCTCTGCTTCGCCTGTCCAGCCTTGATATCCCACATGTAGTCATCAAATTTGTTCTGCAGCCAACAATCTACATTATAGTGGTCTGGATCCAGCACACTAAGGTTTTGGTTGTACTCGGTCCTCTCTTGTCCATTATACTTTAATAAACAAGCCTTAACAACTCCCCTTAGGAATTTCTCTGCTTCAGTCTTTCCGGCTCTGTCGATACTCAATCGTTCAGTTTTACCGTCTTTATCTTTCTTTAAGTCGCCAAAAGCAACAAGTAAGTTCTTCATCCATGGTGTGGTGACAACTTCTTCTTGTTGAGCTGAAACAGTTCGGGACATTTCTAGTCCTTCTTTCGCACTCTTCATATCAAGTGGAAGTAGTGGGTGGCTATCTGCCACTGCCTGAAGGTCTTTCATGACCTTAAGAATTTCTTTAATTCTGAAATCTAGCATAAGTTTTCTCCTTT